AGCAATCTGAAGATTTGAGTAAAACGACTCAGATTACACTACCTAGAATGTCATTTGAATTTACTGGACTTCAGTATGATTCTTCTAGAAAAGTAACCACTACTCAAAAATTTCTTGTTCCATCTCCTTCTAATGATGGAACTATCAAACAGGCATTCATGCCAGTTCCATATAATATGACATTTGAACTCAACATTTATACTAAATTGAATGATGATATGCTCCAAATTGTTGAGCAAATTTTGCCATATTTTCAACCACAATTTAATTTAACTGTTGAATTAGTTTCTTCTGCTGCAGAAAAAAGAGATATTCCTATAGTTTTGGAAGGACTATCCATGGATGATCAATATGATGGAAACTTTGATACTAGAAGAGCACTTATCTATACATTAAGATTTACTGCTAAAACATATCTATTCGGTCCTGTTGCGAAGGATGTTTCCTCCAAAATTATCCAAAAAGCACAAATTGGATATTATGCAACTGGCACTGGTGCAACTGGAGACGATGCGAGAGACAAGTCTTCCCGAGATGTCACATACTCTGTAGAACCAGAAGCAAGAAAAGAATATGATAAGGTTACTGTTACTACGACAGCAAAAGATATTAATAAAACCGACGAAATTCTTACATTCAATACAATTGGTCAAATTAGTGTGGATACATACATTTCTATTAATGATGAAGTGATGTATGTAAAAGCAAAGTCAGATACTGAAAATAGTATTGTTGTAAGAAGAGCACAAAATGGAACTAAATCAGAAGTTCATGTATCTGGTTCCAATGTAACTGAAATTACTAAACAAGATACTCTAAGATTCTTAGAAGTAGGAACTGGTGATGACTTTGGATTTGATGGAGCATTCCTCTGATGAAAAACTTTGATGATTTAAATGAAACATTTAACGTAGAAGAAGCACCTATTGTTGAAGTAGAGGCATCTTCAGAAATTGTTGAGGAACCTAAAAATGAAAAACCCATCAAAAAAGATGATGTAACAAATGACTACGAATATACTAGGGGTAATTTGTATTCTATTATAGAAAAAGGTCAAGAAGCTATTAATGGAATACTTGAATTAGCACAAGAAACAGAAACTCCTAGAGCATATGAAGTTGTTGGTCATTTAATTAAGAATGTTTCTGATGCTACTGATAAATTATTAGATCTTCAAAAGAAAATGCACGAATTGGATGAAGATAATAAAAAACAGTCACCAACAACAGTTAATAATGCATTATTTGTAGGATCGACTGCTGAACTATCAAAATTACTGAATAAAAAGGCATTTGAAAATATACAAAATGAAACCTTGAATAAATAGACAGAAGAAGCTTTTGAGTAACTTTACGCGGAGTTGAGATGAATACAAGTCCAAAAATTAGGTTAAAGAGATCCTTACAATCTGGAGCTGTTCCTAGTTTAGAACAACTAACTTATGGTGAGTTAGCTATCAACCATTTTGATGGTACGGTATTTGTTCGTCAAGATACTGAAGGTGTTGGAATTGCTACCCGAGTGGTTACAGTCGGTGCAGGTAGAAGTATTGGTAATACGTTCTTTGTAACTGTAGAAGGTAATGATTTAAATAGTGGACTAACTCAACAAGATGCTTTTGCATCTGTTAAGAAAGCATCTGAAGTTGCTCAACCAGGTGACACTATTAAGGTTTCAGCAGGTCTTTACACTGAAAATAATCCAATTATTCTTAGAGATAATGTATCCATTGAAGGATTTGAATTAAGAAACTGCTATATTGCTCCAAATAATCCGAATCAAGACTTATTCCATATTAATAATGCATGTCACTTAACCGACCTAGCATTTATTGGCAAAGGTGCTGATATTGGTGGTGGTTCTAAAGGTGTTGCTGATGGTGGTTCAGACCCTGGATTCCTTGGTTTACCCATGGACAAAGATAAAGCAGTTATTGCTTTTGTTCCTCTATTGGGTGTTTCTGGAGACAGATATTTCGATGCCGCAAGATTGATTCGTCAGAATGCAGATTATATTGCTGGTGAATCAGTCGGATTCTTAACTAGTGGTTTTAGTGGTATTGCTGGTTCTCACAGAGCACAAGATGCTGCAAGACTTATTGATTTAAATGCAGAATATATTGCAGCAGAAGCAGTAGGTTTTATCACCAGTGTCAACTATGCTGGTGGTGCATTCACAATGTCAATTGGAACAGTAAGAGACTGTAAAGATGACATTCATGATATTTTAGAAGTAGTAGCACATGATTTAAGAGCAGGATATAGGGCAGGAGTTCAGGCAAATAGTAAAACGGTAGGTGCTGCTCAATCATACTTTGTTGGTGGAGCACTATCTCACATTTTAGGTGCTGGAGTTTCTGAAGCAACGATTGCTGCAATGGATCGTGCTGCTGGTATTGCGACCTTTGTTATTAACAACAAACCATATGGATTTGAAACTATTGGTTCTGGTTCTGTTGTAACTGGGTTTAATTACACTGCAAACACTGGTGTTGCCACAGTTACAACTTTAGTTGCTCATGGACTAACCTCAACAGACCATGTTGAATTTGCTGGATTAGCATTTACATGTGCAACAGAACATGCTGGTGTTACTACAACAATTTTCCCAGATGGTTTTGCTCCTTCTGGACATATTTTCAAAATTGATCCTGATGGATTATTTAATAGTAATCAGTTTGTTATTAATGCTGGCATTTCTACCATTCAAACATTCTATACAGCAAGTTCTGGAACAGCAACAACTGTCAAACAATACAGTCCATTCTTACAACAATTTGATACGGGAGCAGCTGCAGGAACACCTCTACGTGGTGAAAACGTAGTTGGTGGTGAGAAGGTAAAAGTTACAGCAGCAACTTATGATCCTGCAACTGGTGTGACGAAACTAACTATAGGTTCACACAAGTTTAAAGTTGGAAACAGTATCAGAATTCCTCTAGAAGCATTGGTGTTTACTTGTTCCCAAGATGGTGATGGTTCTGTACATAAGTATCCCCGTGCGACAGACCCTGCTGCTGGAAACGATCTTCAAATCCTTTCAACAACTGGTACAACTATAACAGTTAATACTGGTGCTTCTGGTCCATCCGATCAATATGCACACACATTTGTTCGTGCAGAGAAAAGGATTATTGTTGGTGGTGGACTTTGCCTCAATGTTATCAAAGATATTAAGAATCTAGTTGGTATTGTAACTAGTGCAATTGGTGCAGGTTCTACTGCTGGTCTTCCTGGAATCACTACTGGTGCAAGACTATCACAAGATAAATGTCGTCGTGATGTTGCAAAAATTCTAAAATCAGTTTGTTATGACATTACTAGAGGTGGTAATACAAAAGTTGTTGGTGCTGCCAAGTCATACTTTGATAGTAATGGAAATAGACTCTCTGCACTTCTAGTAGATCCTGATGAGTTTGAACAATCCGTAATTGCTTTAAATTATGCTAAAGATATTACAAGAAGAGTTGTTAATAATGTAAGAGATGGTTCTTACACAATTGGAACAGCATTCCATGTTTCTGATGCACAATACTCCGCACCAGCAGGTATTCTTACCGTTACCACTAATGTTGGTCATGGTTTAACTGATAAAGATACTATTAAACTTTCTGGTCTTGGATTTAGTTGTGCTGCTCATAATAATGTAATTTCTATCACAGATTTCCAGTATGATAGACAATCTGGTTTCAGTACTATCTTTGTAAGTTCAGATCACGGATTAAGTTCTGGTGATGAATTTGAACTTCGTGGTATCAAGATGGACTGTGGTGATTCTGGTACTGGTCCAGTTGTCAATGTTTCAACAGCAACTTACGATGAAACTACAGGTAATCTTCAAATAGAAACTAGTGCAATACATGGAGCACATGTAGGAAAAACTGTACAAATTAAGGGATTGACATGGAGTTGTGCTAATTCTGGAATTGGACCAGTTGTTAACGTATCAGCAGCATTATACGATGAAAATAGTGGCAATCTAACAGTTACTACTTCAGGTGTTTCTGGTATTCATACTGGTGAAACCGTTCAACTTAAGAATCTAGAGTTTAGTTGCAGTGGTGGTTCTGGTATTACTACAACCATTTTCCCAGATGGAACAAGTAATTTCATTCCAGGTTTCGGAAAAGACGTATTTAGAGTTACTGCAGTAAATTCAACAACTCAGTTTGTAGTTAATGTTGGACCTTCCACTATTGGTCATACATATGTTTCTGGTGGTACTGCACAAGCAGGTATTACTACTACGGTCTATCCTGACGGAACAAGTAACTTCATTCAAGGTTATGGTCCAGATGTATTCTTAGTTACTGCTTCATCTGACCCCTTCTTATTTACAGTTAATGTAGGTGTATCTACAATCGCAACAACTTACGTTAGTGGTGGTACTGCACAAGCAGGTATAACCACATCAATCTACCCTGATGGTGTACAAGGTGGTGGTGATGCTATCTTTGATGCATATGTTGGCACTGGAGGAACAATCATCTTTACAAATGTAGGTATCTCTACAATTGAACATACTTACAATTCTGGTGGTGAATTAAGAATTGGTGTTACTACTTCTATCTTCCCAGATGAAACTTTTGGTGATTGTTTTGAAGTTAAGGACTATGTTGCCGATAATAAATTTACAGTTAATGTTGGTTTATCTACTATTGCTCACGCATATACAGGTGGTGGCATAGTTCAGAAAACAAGAACATTTAGACCAGATATTGGTCAAATTAGAGACGTTAGTATTCAAATTGATTCTGCTACTGGTAATAACAATACTGTTGGAAATTGTAAGAATGTTATTTCTGCAGTTAACACTGCTATTGGTATTTGCACTGCAATTATCGAAGATGGATTCCAAGCACTTCAGGATCCAGCATACTTAGATGTATCCACAGCATCATATGTTGCAAGTAGTGGAGTACTTACATTAAATACATTAACAAATCATAATCTTTCTAATGGTGATA